ACGCCCGCGAAGTTCAGGAGATTTGCCATGGCCTGCAACGGGTCGGTGCCCGGGTTCGCCAGCCACGGGTGGGCAAGGCTGCCGTCGGGCGCATTGGTGTCCACCGCCGCGTTCCAGGAATAGTAGCTGGCGCCGATTTGCAGCACGCTGGTGACGTCCGAGCCGGTCAGTTCCGCCGTGGCGTGGCTGCCGCCGGCATAGAATTGCAGCAGCAGGCCGTCCGCAATGAACAGGTGTTCATAGCCGATGCCCTTTGCCCAGCCGTGCGTCACAAAGCCGCCGGGGTTCACCAGGCCGGTGATATGGATTTTGGTGCCGTCCATGGCGTAGCGGTACAGACTGCCGCCCTCCACCACGAAAAGGTCCGAGTTGAACAGGCCCTTGAGGGTGAAATTGGCACGGTTGCCCACGTCGCTATCGCTGGCGAACACGGCCAGCAGCTCGCTGCCCGGGCGGGTCAGCAGGCCGATGCCCTCACGCTGGTTGGTCGGGTTCTTTTCCATGAACCGATTTTCCAGGCGCACCTCGGGCTCGCCTGCATACTGCCGGTCATAGGCTTGGACACCCAGGGGAAGGCCGGTCATTTAAAGACCCGTCCAGGCGGGCAGATAGCTTTGGCCTGTCTCCAGCAGATTTTCGCCGCCGTAGGTGGTCTTGCCGGCCTGGCGATAGCGCGCCTTGAGGCGGGCCAGGCATTTGCCGGCGGTGCTGGCCGTTTCGGCGGCGGTGATTTTGCCATAGCGCGGCGCCAGGCGAATTGCCAGCCCGCAGGTGAAAAAATCGTCAAAGTCCTTGGGGAAGGGCATTTCATCGTCCATGGCGACGTCCGCCACCGTGATCCATTGCGCCAGGTCGGCGCGGTACAGCCACGCCTGGGGCGTGATGGGCGACGTGAGGACCACCGTGGGCTGGCCGTCAATGAGGCGCCCGTTGCCGTCAATGGTCAAGGCCTGGCCTTCCGAGGCGCCCGGCGCGGTGCCTGCGCCCTGGACCACGGCGATGCGGCTGCCGTCCTGGGGGTTGCTGGGCATCCACACCTTGCTGGTGATGTTGCCGAATATGATGCGGGACTGCTTGGGCGGGAGCTGCCACTGGTCACAGGAGGCCAGCAGGGCCAAGTCCTGGCCGCCGGCAAAGTTGCCCTGCGGGAAGGTGGTGGGGGCCGGCGCGGTGCGCTGGTGGGGCGGCACAAGCCAGTCCTTGAAGTTCTCGCCCATTTCATAGCCGTAAATGCCATTGATGAAGCGATTCAGGATGGGCAGGGCCTCGGTCAGTTCAGCCGTGGTGGGCTGCTTGCCGGCGGCAATAAGGTTGCCCTCCCGGAACCCGCTTTGGATAATGTCTGCGGCGATGGTCACGGGAGGGCATCCTTGTAGGGGTTAGGCGCTGGGCTTGACTTCCAGCAGCTTGAACAGGTCGGGGGCCGACGCGCCTTCCGGCACGGCGATTTCCTGGGCCAGGCAATGCGCCTTGAGGGCCGCCAGGAGGGTGTCATAGAGGGCCTGGGTGCCCTGGTTGCCCTTGAACTCCACATTGCCGGCCTTGAGGGCGGTAATGATTTCGTCCCGGGTCATCGGCAGGGCGGCGGCGCCGGTCGCGGGCTTGGGCACGGGCGCCTTTTCGGGCGGGTGGGTTTCATCCCGGGGCGGAATGTCCGTCCAGCCTTCCGGCACGGCGGTGGAATCGGTGAAAATCTGCGCTTCGCCCTTCGGGCCGTACATGAATGTCGGACCCTTGAAGTTGTTGGCGGTTTCCTTGGGCATGTAAGTCTCCTGAAAAAATGGGGCGGCGGCCCACAATGGAACGCCGCCCCGGTTGGTGGGTGGTAGGGGGCCGGCTTACGTTCCGGCGATGCGGGTGCCCAGGAACGGGTCCATGACAGCGCCACCGTAGATCATGTCCCAACGATGGACATGCGCGCCAGTGGTAATGTCCGACCCGCGCCAGTAGCGGATGGCAATACCCGTGTCCGGGTCGGTGGCGAAGCTCGCCGTGCCCGTGAAGGGCATCTGGAGCCGCGCGCTGACCAGGGCCAGGGCCTTTTTGTGCCAGGCGGACTTGACGCGATAGTTGGTCGCGGCGGTGCCCACCCAGGTGATGACGGCGTTATCCGCCGGGATGCTGTTGACAACACCGAACGCGGTATTGGCATTGGCATTGCCGGTGGTGTCATTGGTGCCCTGCACGACAATGGCCGGGCTGATGGACAGCGCGGCAATCGCCCCTGCGCCGTCCGCCGTGGCATCGGCCAGGACGGTGAGCTGCTGGAGGTAGGTGTGCGGCACGTTCTGGCGCCAGTCCCAGGCGAACACATTGGCGATGGTGAACACCTCGCCCTTTTTGACCGTGCCGGCGGCGCCGAAGCCGTCCGCAGCGATATTCTGCTGCCACCGCTGGGTGGAGGGCGAACCCTTCACGTCACGATAGTTCACGTTCTGCGCGGCGCCATTGACCGCACCGTTGGTACGGGTGCCGGTGGTCAGGGCCGGGTTCTGCTGGGTGGCATACCAGTCCACTTCCGAGATAATCGGGATGCGGACGCGCTGGAGGGCCGGGACGTTCAGGCCCGGGGTGAAGTCCGACAGCAGGCTGCCACGGATGGACTGGCCGTCATCGAACGACACAGCCGCCGACAGGTCGCTGTTGGGCACGCCCTGGGACATGAGGCGCGTGTGCGCGGCCATGGCCTGGGACGGGCTGGCAATCATCTTGGACGGGTCAGTGGCGTTACCGCTGACGGTGCCCGGCGCGGTGCCGGCAATCCAGGAGTGGAAGCCCAGGGTCAGGTTGCCGATGAACTTGTCCACGTCATGGGCAAGGGTGGAGGCGGCAGCCTTCATGGTCTCATTCTGCATGAGCATGTTGTAGGACTGCACATACTCCAGATCACCGATGGAGATATGGACGTTCTTGTACTGGTCCACGGCCACGTTCTTGGAGCCGACCACCAAATCCTGGGCCTGGAGAGCCGCACCGCTGGTAGCGATGAAGCGCGGGGGCGCCTTGATATTGATGGACAGACCGTTTTCGTCCGTCACCTGGTCCTTGAACTGGCCGTCCACCAGGCGCCCATAGACGAGCTGGTTTTTCAGCAACAGGAGCATGACATTGGCATACTCCTGGGCATTGAGGAACTGGTTGGTCATAACACTTTGGGCCTCCTAAGCCCGATTATTTTCCGTGACCCATGGCGGCGGCTTCAAAAGCCGCAAAATCTTGGGTGTCGCCGTTGGTCTGCGCTGCTGATCCTTGCCCGCGAGCCCGTCCGATGGGTGCAGGCGCCTTGCTCACTTTGACCGCGCCGGAGCCCGCTTCGCCCTTGTTGGGTTCCTCGGAACCCTTGAGCTTATCGTCCGTCTTGGCCTTTGCGCCGGAGCCGGCGGAAAGTTTGGCCTCCTCTTGGCCCAGCCATGACGCCTGTTTCAGGACGGGCATGGCTGCAATCTTGTGCGCCAGCTTGGGGTCGCTGGCGAGCATGTAGGCAATGTCCGGGCCATGTTCTGACTCAAACAGCAAGGCCCCCAAACCGTCCGAAAGCTCCCACTCTTTGTTGCGGGCGCCTTCCATCACGATTTCGTCAAAGTCCGGGTACTTTTCGGCGCCGGCCTCCTCAAAGGCCACCTTAAGCTCCTGGAACTTCTCCGCAGCTTCGGCCTGTGCGGCGGTCTGCTGGGTAGTCTTGTTTTTCGCCTCACGGGCCTCAATGGCCTGTTCAGTGTCGAAGCGCGCCAAAGCGCGAATGTAGCGGGCGTCCAGTTCCCCAAATTCAAAGTCCTTGGGGTCGGGCTCGCCGGCCACGGGGGCATCCTTGCCCTTTTTGTCATCCGCCGTCAAGGGGGTCTTGGTCGGCCCGTTTTTCAACAGGGCTTCCGCCACTTCGGCGCGGCGAAGGGCGCTATCACGTTCCCGTTCAGCAGTCCGCTGCGCCTTAACAGCCTTGCCGATACGGTCAGCGACAGAAGCCTTGGGTTTGCCGGCATTGTCGGGGTTCTTTGCGGCCTGGGCTTCGGCCAGTGCGGCGGCGATTTCGTCATCATTGGCCTCCCGGCCCAGCTTGGTGTCCAGGGCGGCGATGACGGTTTCCGATTCGGCATCGGTCAGCTTTTCGACCTTCGCGGGTGCGGCCTTGTCGGCGGCGGGGGCCTTGTCGGCAGCCTTGGCCGCAGCGGCCTTGCCGTCCAGCGTCGGGTTCAGGTTTTCGGCCTCGGGCGGCAGGGTCTCGCCGTCCTTTTGGGCAAAGCCGGTGAACTTCGCCATTTCCTGTTCAACGGTCGGCACGGCGTTCTGGTCTCCACGGGGCATGTTCAGTCTCCTGGTAAGGCGTCGGGCGGGATGCCCGGCGGGGGTTAGTGCGTTCCGTCGGCCACCTTAATGGCCTCAAGGTGGTTGCGTACCTCGCGGTCGGCGGCCTTGCTGGCCGTTTCCACTTGGTCATTCATCTGCGCGGCGGGTATGCCGGCGGTCTCCGCCTCAAACTTCGCGGCGCGCGAGCTGTTCAGGGCGGTGTTAGACTGCAAATTCAGGTACTTGGCAAGCGCCATGTGGAACTGCATTTGGGCGGCCTGCTGATTCTGTTCAGCCTGGGCCTGCTGTTTCTGCACCATGTCCGGCGTCATGTCATCCGGGTCCACCATGCCGGGCGGCAGGGTCAGGCGGATGCGGCGGGCGAACTCCTCATGCTTCGGCCAGTCCATGGCCTCCGCCACCAGGTCAAGGGTGTAGCCGGCCACCTGCGGCGCCGCGTTAATGAACGCCATCATGGATGCGCTGGCCTCCACCCGCTTGGTGGCGGTGCTGGGCGCGGTCTTGATTGTGACGCTGTAGCGGCCCACGGACAGGTCCACGCTGCGGCTGTCACCCTGGGTTTGGATCACCTGGAAATCCTGCTTGCCGTCGGGGCCAAGGATTTTGATGATGCGCGGAGTGTCATAGCAAATGGGAATCAGCTCATTCATGACCTTCCCGCTCTCCTCAATGGCAGCGGTCAGGTTGTCCTGGTACAGGATAGTGCCGGTGTCGCTGACGCGCTGGCGGGCCACAATGGCCGCGCCGGACACCTCATTGGACGGCATGCCCAGGTTGGCCTCATGGATATTGCTGACGTCCTTCAAATCCTGGTTGGTCATTTCCGATTCGGAAATCAGGGCAGCCTCAAGCTGGGCCGGCGCCACGCGCTTGGGCTCCTGGCCGCTTTCCTGGTTCCACACCAGCAGCGGGTCATCGGACAGGTGGCTGTTGCGCCATTCTTGCTCGCGGCCCGCCACGGCGGTGTCCGAGGCAGTCCAGACCGCGCGCGGGGTCTGCATGATTTTCTCCGCGACAACGGAACGCCAGAAGTTGTGGAGGCGCTGCGGGTCTTTCATGAACCGCGTCAGGCCCCAGCGGTGTTTCCAGTCGCCAATGTTCACTTCCCAGCCGGGCACGCGGAAAACGGGCACGCGGCTGATGGGCAGGTCATACGGACCCTCCAGAATGTCCAGGCCGCTGCACAGGTACATTTGCGCGTACTTGCGGTCCACCTCGCGCATGACGGGGCTGCCGTCGGGGCGCTGGATCACATGGGCCAGCTTTTCCAGCTTTTCCTTTTCGTTCAGGTCGGTCAGGTCTTGAATGGAGCCGTCATCCAGCAGCGCCAGGGTGCGGCGGTGGGTGCGCATGCGCCAATAGCTGACCACGCGGACGTCATCCACGGCAATCCAGCCATTCATCCGCAGGTCGCCCCGCAGGGTGTAATCCACCACCATGTCCGAGGCGGTCGCCCAGGGCCAGCGTTTCTTGAACTCGCCCTTGCGCATGGTGTCCACCACAAAGCAATGGCTGGCGTCGGCCCCGGTGCCGTCGGTCAGCATGCGGTCCCACACCACGGCCATGGCGTCCGCAATGGGCTCCACGCCGATGGACTGTTCAAAGACGTCATCCGAGTCATAGTCCATCGTGACTTGGAAGTTGCCGATGCCGCACATGACCTGCTGTTCAAAGGCCTTGTCATAGGCCTTTTCGCCCTTGCACAGCTTCAAAATGTTGCGAATCAGGCCCTCGCGGATGCGCGCTATGGCCTGGGTGCCGCCGTTGTCCGGCAGGATTTTCACGGTGGTTTCGTTCATGCGCCGCGCGCCGACCACCTGGGCGATGAAGGCGGGGATGCGGTTGACGGTCAGGACGGGCTTGCGGGCGGCCATGCGGCGCTGCCGAACCAGGTCATCCCATTGCTCCCCCACCACAAACTTCAAGTCCTCCAACGCCGCATCGCGGTTCAGGCGGTCATAGTTTATGTCATCGTAAAATTCCTTGCGCATGTGCGCGAGGAAGGCCGATTCGTTGTCGAAATCGTCCGGCACGTTCTTGTCAGGCGCCTCCGGGGTGGCCGGGGAGTCGCGGTAGTCTGTTGAACCCTTGCGGGCTGCGGTGCTGCGCGCCATTTTATCCCATCCATCCGGTGCCGCCATAGACCGGCGGAACGTATGTCACAGGTTTGGGGGCTTCCGTCAAGGTGGTAGGGCTGCCGAACACCACGGGCGCCTTGTCGGCCTCCTGGTAGTTCTCAAAAAACTCATTGGAAGCAAAGGTTAGCGCGATGCTGTCCGCCAGGTCGGGGGACCGGACCTTGCGCGCCTTCATTTCGGTTTTGCTCTCCAGCAGGAAGTCATTGTTCACCTGCGGCTTGAGGCGGGGCGCCGTCAGGTCCGTTTCCAGGGCGTCCATGTCCGGGATGCTTGCCGGGCTGGTGGCATCCTTCAACCAGTCGCCCATGCGCTGCCACATTTCGGCGCGGCGGTTCTTGGGGCCGGGCACCTTGGGCTTCGCCAGCTTCGCCTGGCTGGTCTCGCCAAAATTCACGCCGCGCACGATTTTGACGTACTTGGCGCCAATGCTCTTGAGGTTCGTGACGATTGCCGCGCCGATGTTGCCGGCGTCTATATTGACGCGCACCGGGTTCAGTTCGTCTATCAGCTCCCGAATCCAGGCGGTGCCCTCCAGGGTGTCAATTTTGTTGCGGTATTTGGTCCACATGACCGTGTTGCCGCGCCGCGCCGAAATGGCAAAGCGGTCGCCGCCGTTGGAGGCCGGGTCCACGCCCAGGATAAGCGGGCCAAAGGGCACGTTGGTGCGCTTGCGGGCGCGGAAGGCCGCCAGGCCGCTGATGAACGATGAATGGCCGGGCGGCGCCGTCCAGGCCTCGCGCGGGGTGGCCGGGTACTCGCGCTTGAACAGCTCCAGGCTGCGCAGCTCAATGATTTTGTTGCGGCGCCAGCACATTTGCGCCAGCGACAGGCCGAAGGTGGCGGCATATTCCGCCTCGGACATTTCGCCCTCCTCGGGCGCCTCGGTCTCCAGCTCAAAGCCCTCCTCGGGCCGGCGGCTGTATTCCTTCGACAGCCACCAGGGCAAGAAAATCGGGATATAGTCGCCCCGGCCCGCTTCGGCGTCCAGCCACCGCTCATAGAACTCCCCGCCCGCGCCTGCGGACGTGCTTTCCAGGATCACCTCGGTGCCAGGCTCCAGCGGCACGCCCTGCACGGACGCGGCAAAGTGGTCGCCGGCATTGGCCCAAAAGGCCACCTCGGACCCATGGAACAGGCTGGTGGCCTTGCCACGCCCGCCCGCCTTGGTGCCGGCGGTCGCCACGGAATAGGAGCTGTCCAGCTTGTCGAAAATCAGCTCTTTGGTGTTGGAAATGCCGACGTGCGGCGCCATGGGGTTGTTGCGCTGGTAGCGGTCCACGATGCCAAAGAGGTTGTCCGAGGCCGGCTGTTCGTGCGCCAGAATGTACACATTCACGCCCTTGCGCATGCTGGAGCGGTGATAGTAGCGCGCGGCGGTATAGGTCGAAATGCCCTGCTGGCGGCCCTTGAGAATCAGCGCCCGGATGAAGCCGTATTTGGCCTTCTGTTCCTCCAGGATGCGGTGAACCTCCCGCTGCGCGTCGTTCAGGATGAACGGGGCAATGGTGGTGTCCTTTTGGCGTACCTTGAGACATTCGGTGCCGAACAGCTCCAGGCTATCGCGCAGGGCGCGCAGCCGGGCCAGCTTTTGGTCATCGGTTTGGGCAGCCATGTTAGGGGGTGCCCCCGGTGGCGGGAAGGGGACCGCTTGCCAAGGGGGAATGGCAGTCACCGGGGGCGTGCGGGGAGACAGTCCGCAGATTCACAGTAGCGTTTTTGGCGGTGGGGTCAATGGTCATGTTTATTCAACAATATCAATGACATTGCCATCAATCACGGTGGCGTTGTCGCTGCGGTCGAGGGCGTCCAATTTGTCCAGAAGTTGCTCCACGCCAGCGGTGGCGGAATGTTCGGTCGCCACGGCGCGCGGCAGGCCCTTGCCCCACAGCTTCATGAACTCCCAATAGCTGGAATCGTCCTTGTTCACCTGATGGGCAAGCCGCTCCACGCCCCCGGTCATTTCAAAGACCGTATCCATGATTTCATGTCGGCGGCGGGCGCTCATATGCGGCATGAGCTGACCACCCGGGAGGGCGATAGGGAGAGCGGGGCGTGCCATGGAACCGCTATAGCCTTAAAACTGGCCCCGGTCAAATCCATGGTGGCGGCACACCTGGTCCGCAAGCCTTTGAAATTGCCGGCCATGTGCGCCCTCGCGCAGGCGGAGGAGCTGGATGCGCATGTGGACCATTTCATGGCCGCAGGTCATCAGCGCGGAATGGAGGGTCTTGTGCCGGTGCGGGTTCACCTGGAGGTGGTGGCTGATGCCGTCCCACCAATACTGGCCCTGGGTGCCGTGCGTGCCGGGCTTGTCTATGGATTTGGCGTAGAAAATCACCGCGTCGGGGTGCGGGAGGGACCAGCGCCGGAACGGCAGCGTGGTCAGCAGGAGGCGATAGCAGGCCTCCAGGCTTTCATGCGTCAGATGGAACCCCCTGGTCATCGGTCAGCGCCGGAGCGGGTGGTTCTGGCCCAGGCGGAAGGCGACACGGAACACCAGCCAGCACCAGAAAAAGCCCCACACAAAGCTCCAGGCAGACACGGCCAGCAGGTATCCCCAGGGCATGGTGTTACCGGCGCTTGACGGGGTGCATTTTGTCGGCCATGGCGCCCATTGCGGAGGCCATGCCGGAGGTGCGGTCATTGTTCGGGCGCGGCGCGCGGGGCGCGGCTGCAATCTGCGGCGCGGCGGGCTTGGGGATGGACACGCGCGGCGAAATCTGCGGCCCCTGGTTGGAGCCGTCGGACACGGGCGCCTTATACGGCGCAGCCGCAACGGGCTCTCGCACGGCGCGGCTGGGTGCCGGCGCGGGGCCGGCGAGGAAATTGCCGTTATCGGGCATGGGTTTAAACCTTCGGTTCGCCGGACACGCCCGGGTCATCCTTGGACGCGGCGGGCGGGACGGCACGCTTGCCGAACACGGGGGCCGCATCGGCCTCCAGCTTGGTGATTTCATCCGCGAACGGGTCCGACGGCGATTTCAGCCAGGCGGCGATGGGCTTGCGGAACAGGAACAGCAGCACCAGGAGGACGATTAGGGCGAAAAGCATGGGGTACTCCATCGGGCTATTGGGTCAGGTCGGCGGGCATCTAGGCCTGTTTCGCCAGCGGTGTCAACCGGGCAATTTCGGCCCGCAGCGCGTCCACGTTTTTCTTGTAGCCTTTCACGGCCTTGCCGTCGGAATCGGTGCGCCCGTTCAGTGCAGCCTGGAGCTGCGCGAGGCGCTGGGTCGGGTCGGTTGCGGCAGCCATGGTGTCCTCCAGAAAACTAGCCCGCTGGGCCGCTGGACCCGAAGGCCCCAAGCTCCCACGGTGCGACCGGCACCCAGCGGTTCGCGTGTTCTAGGTTCCTCCGCCTGCCGTGTCAAGCCCCGTTCCCACGTTTCGCCGTTCCTCCGGCATTGCTAATATATTATACAACTATGATAGCGTTTTAGCGGAATTTTGGATTTTGGCGCTCCAGCGCACCTTAGAGGCCAAACCACGCCAATCTATCGAAGCACCCCCCGGGGCCTGGAGGGCCGGGATTTCCCTGGTTTCATCAACATATAGTAGCTTGGTTACGTGGAAACACAGAATGTAGTAGCGCAAACGCTATCACATACATGGAAATCGGAATTGCCCGTATCGCAACCGCCCCGTGATACCACGTTACGTAATAGCATTGTCCCTCCAAGCCCGCAATGCTACCACGTTACGCCGTAGCATCGTGTCAAGTCAGGTGGGCAAATGGCGTTTGCTAACATACAATGTAACGCCGTTGCGTCGTTTCGTGGCTGGCATGGCGGACCCCGTGGGCGGAGGGGCCGGCGGGGCAAATCGCTATCATGGGCGTGACTATAGTATAGCAATCAGTACGTACGTGTCTTAAGAGTTGGGGAATGATAATATAAAAGAGTAGTAGTATGGTAGCAGCTATCATTTGCAACACACATTCATATTAGCATTGTTGAGACCTTAAAAGGGCTGCGGAGCAATCGCTACGAGGGAACGGGGGGCATAGTAGCGTTGTGGACCACGCGGGGCGAGCTGAACGGGGTGACGTGGAAACGGTGTCAAGCGTGGTGTGCGCACATTACGGCGATTTAATGCGTACCAGGTGCGATTTAATGCTTGGTCGCGT